TGTTGTGTTTCGGAGGGAAAACAACATCATATATTGGGATTTCATTTGGGTGGACAAACTGGTCGTGTAGACGGCTGTGGAGGTGCTATTACTCGTCCTGAACTGGACGTTGGAATATACAACCTTCTCAAGCTAAGTCCCAATTTCACTTTGGGACCAGACAGGACAGATTTGCCCGATAAGATTTTAGGTAAAAAATATGACGTTAGTGGTGGAGTACATTACAAATCTCCCATTAACTGGGTGCCGGACGATGCGGCGGTTGTAGCTTATGGCGAAGTAACCGGACGCTCCAGTACGACATCCAAAGTCACAGAATTACCAATTTCGCCCGCGGTGACTGAGATCACCAAACAGGAAAATTTGTGGGGACCTCCGCAATTTGCTCCTCCTAAAATTCGTAAGGATGGGGAGACAATTAAGGAGTCGTGGCGACCATGGGCTGCATCGTTAGAACATTGTTGCCAACCTAGTATAGGGTTTCCCGCATCTGATGTTGACATGGCCTGTGATGATTATTTACTTGATCTAAAGGAATGTTTCGATAGTCAGTCTGAGAAATGGTGCTTAGAAATGAGACCATTGACTGATGTAGAGACAGTTTCCGGTATCGATGGATGGAAATTCATTGATAGAATGAAAATAAATACATCAATTGGATTCCCGGTGGGGGGATCCAAAGAGCCACATTTGGTCTACTTGGACCCTGAGGGATATGATAACATAACTGAGCCTATTACTTTTGAGGCACATATTATGAAAGAGTATCATGAAGCTCTTGATATGTGGGCAGCTCGACAATGCAGGAATTGCATTTTCGGATCTGCTCTCAAGGATGAGCCAACCCTTAAAACCAAGGAAAAGGTTAGAGTTTTTCAAGCGGCTCCCATTATTTTACAATTGGCTATTCGTAAATACTATTTGCCTATCGCTCGCTTTCTTTCGTTAAATCCGTTAGTAGCTGAGTGTGCAGTTGGTATTAATGCCAGTGGAAGAGAATGGGACGAACTTGCCAAACATATGAACAAATTTGGGAAGGACCGAATACTTGCTGGAGATTACTCCAAATACGATTTACGTATGCCAGCGCAGCTAACACAAGCGGCGTTTGGTGTAATGCATCGTATTGCCAAATGGAGTGGCAATTATTCGACTAAGGATATAACTATCATGGAGTCCATATCATTTGAAGTTACCAGTCCTCTGGTAGCTTACAATGGGACTTTGATGCGATTTTTAGGAACTAATCCTTCAGGTCAAAATATGACAGTGTATATCAACTCAATAGTTAATTCGATTTTGAATCGTTTAGGCTTTTTCCATGCCTACACGCAGAATACTATTGAAGAAGACAAACCGGGTTTTGCTGCCAAGTTGGGTAGACCGGTTAGGTTTAGGGATTGTAACTCTATTGCAATCTATGGTGATGATTTAAAGGGATCAGTCATAGAAGGATTGGATAGACATAATCATGTATCTTTTGCTAAATTTCTGGCGGATAATGATATGAAATTTACAATGCCCGACAAGACATCCGACCCCATTCCATTTATGGAGGATGGGGCTGCGGATTTCTTGAAGCGCAAAAATCGTTACGATGAAGAATTGGATTCTATCGTAGGGATGTTGGATGAAATGTCGATTTTTAAGTCGCTGCACTCAGGATTACAGTCGAAAGACTTAAGTCCGAAAGAGATTTCAGCACAGAATATCGATGGGGCTCTCCGTGAATGGTTTTTTCACGGTAGAGAAATTTTTGATTTGAGAATGGAACAAATGACGGAAGTCGCTAAGATTTCCGGAGTTTTTCCATTAACTCTCGGGGTGGACTATGAAGAACGTGTTCTGCTTTGGAAGCAAAAATACAACTCTTAAAGTCCAGTAACATAGACCTGCATGTCTATAAACTGCAAACATTTGGTTCTACATTTGGCCTATAATGGGTGATAAAATTCCTTTTCTTTTGGCCTTTTTCTATTATGGAAGCCCTGGTATTTGTAGAATAGTTCCATCCGCAAGGATGTGGGGAGCTATTTAGCTCCGGCTTGTGCCATTACTTACGTTAATTCGGGTATTTGAACGCACACAACCCTAGAAAACATCCCTTAGGAGGATCTCAGCTGAGCACTGAGCCTTCAATAAGTATATTTCTAGCTTGCTACTAAATCAAAAGCGCAACCCCCAGCGCATAAGGGGGAAAGTAGTTCTGCTGACTTAAGTGCAGAAAAACCACAGTGCCCAAAACCGGCAATTATTACACGTGAAGTGAGTGATTGTGTTGGGTGGAGTGTTCCGGGACCGTTAGACGTCTCGCACTCCGAGAAGCATGGCTTCGAACCCCAGTCTGGAGAGGCTGGAGTCGGAGTGGGTACTGGTGCTGATCATGCAACTGAACAACTAGTGGGATTTAACGATCAAACCGCTGGTTGGATGACTGATGTAAAAGCAGGATATGATGATACAATGGACACAGCAACGAAAGTTGGAAGTGATCTCGGAGCGTTCTTGGAACGACCCGTGAAATTGAGCTCCCAGTCTTGGGCTGTTGCTCAACCATTGTTTTTCAATTTGAATCCTTGGAGAGATTTTCTTGCCGATCCTTTTGTGAGAACAAAAATCGCCAATTATGAACTTCTCCGAGGTACCATGCACATCAAAGTGTTAATTTCAGGAACTGGATTTCATTATGGACGCGCTTTAGTGTCCTATAATCCACATGCAGCTTTTGACGAGCTTGCTGTTTCAAGAAATTTTCTTGATGTCGATCTTGTGCAGGCTAGCCAAAAGCCGCACATTTACATCAATCCGTCTAAGAATGAAGGAGGAGAAATGAGCTTACCATTTTTCTTCCCGAACAATTACTTATCCTTATCCAAGTTTGAGCAAAGCCAAATGGGTGAACTTACTATTAAGTCATTTGGCAATTTGGCTCATGCTAATGGAGGTAATGACCCTGTAACAGT